AGATTAGAACAAAAACCAGATTTAAGAAAGAGAGTTGCAATAACTTTACCTCGTTTAGCATTTGAGATGGATGGTATATCTTACGATCCAGCAAGAAAAGTTTCAACAATGCAAACTTTTAAAGCATTTACAAGAGATGGATCAAAAAGTGCAAGAAAAGTTTTTATGCCAGTTCCATATAATTTAAGTTTCAAATTGTATGCGATGACTCAGTATAATGAGGATTCTTTACAAATTATTGAACAAATATTACCATTTTTTCAACCATCATTTAATTTGACTGTTGATTTAGTTAAAGCAATTGGAGAAAAAAGAGATATACCAATGATATTAGAAAGTGTAACGTTTGATGATAATTATGATAGTGGATATGATCAAAAAAGAGTTATAACACACACTCTAGCATTTACTGCAAAAACTTACTTATTTGGCCCAGTTTCAGATTCTTCTTCTGGACTTATTAAGAAAGTTAATATTGATTATAATACTAGCACTAATACCAAAACTGCATCAAGATCTAAGAGATATGTTGCAACACCAAGAGCACTCAAGGATTATAACGATGATGCAGTAACAACACTTGCAGAAGACATAACAAGAACACAGAAGAAATTCTTAGTTCAGAATGCATCAAGTTTAGTTGTGGATACTTATATTGCTATCGGTGATGAACTGATGTTTATTAAAGAAATTGAGAACAATCACATCACTGTTAAACGTGGTGAAGATGGAACAACTATAGATACTCATATAAACGGTGATGTAATTGATGCGGTTAATGCTCAAGATGACGCACTTGTTGAGGTTGGTGATGACTTTGGATTTAGTGAACAGAGATTTGATTTATCTGACTATAGAACATTCAGTCCTACAAAAGGAGTTGACGTATGAGTAAGTTTGAAGAAATAGATGAATTTTTGGATATCGAACCAGTTGATAATCCAAAAGAAAATAAAATTGAAAAAGTAGAAAAAAAGGAAGATTCTACTCTTGACTATGAGTATTCGAGAGGAAATTTATATTCTTTGATTGAAAAGGGACAAGAAGCACTTAATGGCATTCTTGAAGTAGCACAGGGAAGTGATCACCCCAGAGCATATGAAGTGGCTGGACAATTGATTAAAAGTGTTGGAGATACAACTGATAAGTTAATTGATCTTCAGTCTAAAATGAAAGAATTGAATAAAGAAGAAACAGACTCACCAAAAACAGTTAATAACGCATTATTTGTTGGATCGACATCTGAACTTTCAAAATTATTAAAAAACGGAGTTCTAAATAATAAAGTGGAAAAGGAAGAAGAATGAAGACGTTCAAAGAATTTATACAAGAAAGTAGTTTGACTAGATTAAAAAGCAAGTCAGATAAAGGTGGTATGGCCGTTCTTTCTGGAAGTCGTGGAGATAAATCTGCAAAAGAAAATCGTGCAAGAGCAAAACAATTAGATAAAGATATTCGTGGTAAAGGTTTACCAGGTGCAACTAAAGTGACTGGTAGATATGATGAAAAGGATGATAAAACAGGTAAGGTTACTAAAGTAAAAGAACGTTCTCACGTTGTAACTTCTGGTAAGATGGGTAAAAGAAAGTTTAAGAAAGCAGTCAAAGCACTTGGTAAAAAATATGATCAAGACGCAGTTATCACACAAACAAAAGGTGGTGGAGGTGCTACACTAAAAAGAACTCGTAAAGGTGCATTACCAAAAAGAAATATACCAATCGGAAAGATGAGACCAGGTAGAACTGGTGAAATGGATACTCGTATTAAGGGTAAGACATTTACTTATGAATCATATCTTCGTATTCAAGA